AGATCGCGCGCGCTTGCTACACGGGCGGCAAGGTCGGCAAGTTGAGCAAAGTTTTGATTGACGTTCGGAAGGCCCTTGATCATGGCCTCGTTTGCGGCCTTCATGAGATCGAATTTATCGACCAATCCCTGAGTGCTTTCGGAGGCCTTCTTGATGATATCGGCGGAGCCGCCCAGCTTCTCAAAGGCTGATGAGATATCCCCCGCCTTGTCCCCGGCTTCGGCAAGCTCAAACACACTCGAGCTTAGTTGCTTTATTCCTATCGCAAGCCCGGCAAAAATTGCCCCGCCGAGCGCCACTTTCAAATTCCGCCCGATTGCGTTTGCTTGGCGCTCGAAGCCGCCCAAAATCCCCACGGCTTTCGTCATGTCGGCGCTTAGTCGCGCTACATTCGCCGAGATATCGATTTTGATTCCGCCCGCGCGTTTTGCCATGCCTGATAGTGTAAAGGGTAAGAGGTAAGGTACCTATACCGTCAAGGTTTCTGGATTTTCTTCTTTTCCTTATCCACAAAGGCGTTTAGGTATCCGGCAAGGTTCGATGAGCGCTTTGGCTTTGCCTGTTTCCATTCAGGGAAATCGTCGAAAGAGTCCACGTTTTTTCCGCCAAGCGCCGCCCGTATCGTTGCGGTGATGATCCCGGCTCGATAGTCCTCGCGTTTCATTTGCTCCTTTCGGGCGGTCACTATAGCGCTCACCTTTGCCGGTGTGAGCCCCCAAAACTCCCTCTCTCTGATCCCACACTCGACACGCATCCACGCCATGAGCGACAGAACGTCCAGCTCCTCGTCAGTGTCAGAGGGGGAGGATTGATCTAGGGTAGTTTCTTTTTTTTAGACTCGGAAGGATTAGCGGCCTGGAACGCTAGAGATACCGCCTCGCTTATCTCCGGCAATCGATCGAAGCTCATCCACTCTTCAACAAGTTCGATCGATTTTAGGACGTTCTCATCGCCTTTCCCCGGCTGACCCTTCTCGGGTGATTTGATCACGGTACCATCGAGGCTCTTGTCGAATGTGATGAGGCCAGCCCATACCAAGATCGCAAGATCGGCGGGGTCGTTGCCGTCGAGCTCGCCCTTCATTGGGTTTTTACCAGTGAGCGCGATGATTCGGCCCATGCTTTTCATGGTGAAACCGAACCGGCGTTCAGAACCGCCGATATCAAGAAATATGGCCGGGGAAGCCTTTGCTAAATTTTCCATTTTTCCGCTCCGCTTCGGATTTTTTAGTAACTAGTCAAGCTCGATCGGGCCATCAACCGCCAAGGTCACGCCCATAGTTTGAAAGCCATCAACCGGGCTCTCAAAAGTCACTGAAGGGTAAGCCGCAAAGTGAAACTCTTGAGCTCCGAAATCTGTTTGCACGTACTGGAAATTGAGCTTTTGACCATCTTTTGCGGCCTCAAGAAGTGCCATGTGCTGCGCGTCGGTGGAATCAAAATAAACCCGGAAGTTGATCGCCGGTTTGTCCACGATGCTCACTCGTCGGATGATATCGTCCGAGCCGTGATGTCTCGCCTCGATAAACTGAGGGGTGAAACCTCCCCCGGTTGGGCCGTCAAACACGCAAGCGATTGGTGAAAAGACTTCAGGGGTTGCCCCGTCGCCTACCTTGATGACTGTTCCATGTGCCTCTGCTGGTGAGCCCATTTTATCCCTCGTCGTGCGTCAAATATATTTCGATCGGAACCTGAAAAGTACCCGTCTCGGGGTCGTACTCATCAAATTCATTCTCGACGGTGGTTCGGTATATCCGATATCCGTCGATAGAACCTGCAAAACCGCTGAAACTAGCTCGAATGAGTCGGGCCAGTTTTTTCGCTATTTCTACGTCTTTCGCGATGCAACCTACCTCAAAAGTAGTTGTCACCACGCCCGTGCTCCCACTGTGGCTCAGAGCCGAGCCGTTCGTCGATACCCGTCCGAACACTAATGCGGGGAGAGCTACTTTTTCCGGTAGCATGATGGGGTAAACCCGAGTGCCCACTATTTGCGTGATCTCTTGGTGGGATAGGAGCTTTTGTCGGAGTGCTTTTTCGATCATGTGCCCCCGTTCGCCTCTTTTTCGGCTTGCTCGGCTGCCTGTGAAAGTCCTTGAGTAAACTCATCAACGATTCGGTTGGCGTTCTTTTCTAAAACGCGCCGAAAGATGTGCCGCCCCTCAATCCATTTAATTCGCCGAGAAACCGTTGCGATCCCGAGATTAGTTTTGTGGGTAGTGAGCCACCATCCCCGCTCGATCAGGTGCCCGTGTGCCCCGGTCTTTCCTGTAGTAGTCACTTGACCGTACAAAATGCCGGTCTTTTTGTTTGAAACTCTAGTTTTTACGCTGTTCACCAAATTACCTGTTTTCACCGGAAGGAGTTGCTTTATTTCGCTCTCCATCGGTTTCAGGGTTTTGGTCATTAACTCTTTTTTGATTTTGTTAGCCATTCGCACCGGAAGATCCCTGAAAATGCGTTGAATATCTTCGATTCCCTCGACCTTTAGGCCCCTGAATTGGGCATCCCCCGAGGCGTTGTTAAAACTGAACTCATCAGCAAAACTAGCCACGCCTGACCCCCTTGATTTCGATCGCGTCCTGGTACCGAGTTATATTCATCACTCGAAGGCCCTCGATTGTGTATATGTCCGACTTGTATAAAATTCGATCGGTGTTTTTTACGTCCGAACGGTGACGAATAACGAAAGTCGCTGGGAGCTCGAACTCGCCCTCGGTCCTATTTTTTGGCGCTTCCGAGCCCATGTCGTAGCTCACCTGACAAAATAGTTTTGCATAGTCCACCCACCTCGGTTTGACCTGTCCGATTTCGCCGATTTCATCCCTCCGGCGTTGAAGCACAATGATTTCGCGTAACGTTCCGGGCTTCATTAAAAAAACGTGATTACTCGATACGGCGCTAAAAGGTAGTCACAACTCATGGGGATCTCGCTTAACTGTCCGGCGGATACAATGTCGGGGTTTTCATATAGGTGAGCCACCAAGAGCTTCACACAATGACGGATCGGCGAGGGGATGCTCTCTCGACGTTCGCCGAATCCCGCCGTGTAGGTGATTTCTACCGCGTTCGGTCGGTTGTCCTGAGTATCGGGATAAGAAACCCCATCTCTAAGCATGAGGCGGGCCGGTGCTGAGACAACATCGACCCAATAGTTTGAGCTCGCGAATGTTTGAAGCACTCCGTCGGTATCGTAATACTTTACGCTCTCAACCGTTATGACCGGCGAATGGGGGAGTTTTATCACCGAGGTGGGGGGGAATGTGTCGGAAAAAAGCCGCCACTTTTGAGAAATAAGGCTGCGGCGGGTAATAGTCTCAACCGTGATCCGGGCGGAGGAAACAAGCCCGGCGATGAGCTCATCCTCCTCAGAATGAGAAACCCTCATGTGCGCGCGAGCCTCGGATAAAGTAATCGGCTCGACGGAAGGGCCCTGAATTAGTTGGGTACGGGTTAAAACTGACACCTCTGACTCCGTTTTAAGTAGGCGAGCGCCGACCGAAGCCGACGCCCGCCTGTCGAATTATGCTCTTTCAGCAAGTGCAACGTACGGGGAGAGGCTGTTGCTTCCCTTGAACGGTGTGACTACGCTATCGAACATCGGAGCGCCTCCAACGCGGAGGGTCCATCGGAATGCGAGCTCGTCATACAAGAATCGCACGTGGATGGATGTCTCGCCCTTGATTCCGCCCTTCTCAATGAGGAGGTACTTCGAGAAATCGATCAGAGAGATATCTCCAACGCTTCCCAATGCTGCGGCTTGCTCGCATCGAACAACCGGACGACCAAACAACTGATCGTAAGGCTGATTTGCAAAGGTTCCGCCTGGGAAATACTGCCCAAGATCGCCGAGAGTCAAGAGGTTGAGTTGAGGCTCAACGCCTTGATTCACAAGCCAGATCGCAGAATCGAGCTGACCATGGTAGCGAGCCTTCATCTTCACAAGGTTTTCCTTTGTGATTGTCCCAGCGGCTTGCCCTGCTTCCTTAGCAACGGAAAGAAGTCCAGCACCTTCGAGGATACCGAGCGGCTTTCCGTCACCGTCACCGTTTAGGATAGCGTCATCAAGTTTGAAGGCCATCTCTTCGATAAACGCCTGAGTGATCATCTGGCTCATCGCCACTGTGTCGCTCATAAGTTCATCGGTTACGTAACAAAGGCCCATCAACTTCTTGAGTCCGATCTCCAACTGTCGAAACTTTGGCTTCGATGCTGTAGCGGCGGAAGCCTCGGCTGCCCAATACGCTTGGACACCACCGAAACGGCTTCCATCTGCTCGCGAGGTCTCGTCGATTACGTTAATCTTCAGGCCGTTCGATGGTCCCGAGATTTGTACGCGGCGACAACGTGAAGCGAGCTGAGCCGATGCGTATACTTTCGACAAAATTTCTTGAGAGAAATCTTTATCGACAAGGAATCCACCATCAGCATTAACACCCTCCGACAATCCAGCGGCGCGAGCCTCAAAAAGTCGAGGATCTGCACGATGCCCAGGAGAGCCAGCGTCAACAACTGCGCGAAGAAACTCGCCCATGTTGCCCCATTTGCTATCCTTTGAGGTTTCTGACTGAGCTTTTGCGTGTGCGCGAACATCATCAGCGGCCTCATAGACTGCTTCGGAACGCTTTGAGCTCTCGCTCACGTGTCCCGCAAGTGTCTCTTCCATAGCAAGTCGCTTCGAAAGAGATTTAACCTCGGCCTCTCGCTCGTTGAACTCTCGCTCCTCGTCAGTGCTAAAATCGCGCTTCTCTGCATCAACGCGATCGGTGATCGCTTGCATAGCTGCGATGATTGCGGCTCTCTTTTGTCTAATTTCCTGTGCTTTTGACATTGTAATCCCCTTAACGTGGTTAAACTTGGCCGCTCGGGACCATCTGAACCCCATTAGAGAGGCTCAAGAGTTTCAGTTTTCACGTTTGAGGATTTTCTGCCGATACCCGTCAGGTTATCCGAGCGATGCAAGTCGAAGGCGACGGCGGCGCGAGGCCATCATCTGCTCGACCTTGGCGATCTCGGCTTCCCGTTGCGCCCACACTCTTTGCACCGCATCGGAGTCCTGAGAGCGAATCCCGACGCTTGTGCCGGGATATGCCGGGAATGCCACTAGACTGACCTCGAATAAGTTGACATCGAGTAGTTCTCGATAGTTTTTGCCGTCGCGCGTACTCCATCGATCTGAAATTGTCTCGAAGCCGAATGAAAAACCGTCAACAACACCCGAGCGCACCCACTCAATAGCGGCTTTACCGTCCGGGGTATCAATGGGAGCGAGCTGTACCCTGAGGCCGGTATTGTCCTCTGAAAGTGTTAGGTTCCCGGCCTTAGTTCGAGCGATTATCTTGCCCGAATCGTGGTCGAGGAGTGCCCGCACATCTTGGCGCTCGGAAATAGCTCGTTGGAAAGCGCCGGGTCGAATCACTTCGGTGAAATACCCGAGATCAACGCTGTCGGAGTTGTAGACCGCCGCATATCCTGTGATCATTGGCGGGGCATCTTCCCGGTTTTCAATGCTGATCCCGCCGTTATATCCCCGGATTTCACGCTTTTCGCCCATCTTATTCCCCTTTCATTGCGTCGATAAAGCCAACCACGAACTCGACTTTTGCATCCACGTCGGCCACGTCGCCCGATTCCCATTTGTTTAAGAGCGCATCGAAGCAAGTTCGCACATCCTGATCGGTTGCAGTTTTGCCGCTTATCTCAATAAAAGCTCTCAAGGTCGGGATGAGGCCGTCGAAAATGACCTTTTCGTGGCTTCTTAGTGGTTTTTTTGTGGCGTCCACTCTCTCGGAATAGCGCTCGATGAGCTGTCGCAAGATTGGTTTCAGAGCAAGCGCCGAGGATGCTCTGACAGGCGGAGGGTCGGTCGGCGTCGTTCCGGCTGGTATCATGTTCAGAGGAACCAAGTAATCCGTCCCAGCGTTCTGAGGGAGGGGTTCCATATTTTCTAGCCTTCTTACGTCGTCTGCGCTTAACCATCCCCATTGACGCCCCACCGCATAAGCCGAGTAACGGCTTTGAATGTCCCCGCGTAAAAGCCCATCAACCAAGAACTCGGAATAATGAGAGATCGATTCCTGCTCGCTCATTAGCCGGGTTGAGATTGCTTGCTCCCATCTTCTGAGCCACGGAAGCAAAGTATGTTGAACGAACTCTAAAGACTGATGCTCGATGTTGGCGAATGTTGCCCGCTCAAGGTGCCCTATTAGGTGCGGGGGTACTCGGAAAATACGGGCAATTTCCTCGATTTGAAATTTCCGGGCCTCAATGAATTGGGTATCGCTTGCGGATATCCCGATCCGCTGCCATTTCATCCCCTCCTCAAGCACCGCCACTTTGTGAGCGTTTTTCAGTCCTGCGTGTGCCGCTTGCCAAGAATCTTTGATCCTTTTGTGCGCTTCGTCGGTCAATTTGCCGGGGTGTTCGAGAATCCCGCCGGGTTTCGCGTCGTTGGAGAACACCCTCGCCCCGAACTCCTCTGTGGCAATACTAAGGCCGACCGCCTCTCGCGCGTAGGTGATAGGGCTGACGCCTAAAACCCCATCGGTCGCGAGCCCCTTCAGGTGGAATACGTCCTCGCCGGGTATAAGAATCTCGCCGTAGTTTTCGGTTCTGAATTTATAAACGAGCGAGCCGTCAGGATTCAACACCGGCTCGACCTTCGTCGGGTTCAGGGGGACTAGCTCGGCAAGTCGCCCGCTTCCGTCATACACTTTCTGCGCGTACCCGTTGCCCCTCAAGAGACAATGAGCCATCAGCATCTCGCGAAACTCGAAGGCGGTTTGGTACCTGTTCGGCTTTGAGCTCAAAAGATTATAAAGAGGGAGGGAGGTATCGCGCTCGCGACCGTTTTGGCCCCGTCGGTATACGATAAAGGGAAGCCCGGCCACGGTTTCGGCAAGTACCCGCACGCACGCAAGAACGGCGGCGCTCCGCATTGCATTCTCGGGAGTCACATTGATCCCCGTTGCCGAGGCTGCCCCCATCACGATCGGGGTCCAGTCACCGGCGGCGCTCATGCTCCGCTCCGTTTTTAGTAGCCGCCTAAAAAAGCCCATTTAGTCCTCAACCTAGACTGTTAGACTATAAGAGAGCCCGCTTCGGCCCCCTATATCCCTCGGATTACAGTGCCAAAACCCCGCGCGAGGAGTACACCGACTCCTCAGATTTTGGCATCGCAATAGCAACGCCGAGGGCATTTACCAAGGCGACAACCCCGTCGATCTTCTCTTTTGAGCGCCGTTTGGAAGGTTTGATATTCCCGGCGGCATCCTGTTCGATCGCTACATTTGAAACCATCCACCGCATCACGGGGTTGATTGAATGCCCGATCTTGTTGGCTAAAATCAGAGAATTGAGCTCCTTCATCGGGGCCGACATACTCGCGAAACCTTGACCGAAAAAGGCCACCTCGAACCCGTCGCCCTGTAGCTGAGTCGCAAGTTGGGTCGCATTCCATCGGTCGATCACGATTTGCCGGATTTTGTACTTGGTACCCCACTCCCTAAACGCCTCGCGAATGAAGTCGTAATCACACACGGCCCCCGGCGTGGTGTGAAACCATCCCTCCTGTTCCCATACGTCATAGGGAACCCGATCTCGCCGGGTCCGTACTGCGATCGCGTCCTTCGGAACAAAGAAATGCTCGACGTGCCGATAGGTGCCATCTGAATATGGGAAAAGAAGAGAGACGGCGGTCACGTCGGTGGTAGTGGCAAGGTCAACGCCTACGATGCACTCTCGGCCTTCTAGCTCCTCGGCTGAATAGACCATTTCGCAAGCGTCCCATTTTTCGATAGGGAGCCATCGAGAATCCTGCTCCGTCCATATATTAAGGTGGAGCCGCTTAAAGGTGTTTTCGTATGCGATTACTTCCGCCGCCTTTTGAGCTTGTTCCTTAATGTATGCCGGTTGAACAGTGATTCCAAAGTTGGGGTTTGCCTTTCGCCATGTTGATTCGAGCTTCCAGTCGTCGGTCGGCTCGGCTGCGTAAACGTATCCCAAGAATGTCGGATCTTTGATAATGCCCTTCTTAACTCGCTCGGAATAGTCATGATATTCCCAACAGATCGAATTTCTATCATATCCCGCCGTAGTTAAAAAAATACTCATCGGCTGTCGTCGATAAGCCATCGAGGTGACAAGCACATCGACAAGCTCGCGATCCGGCTGCGCGTGAAGCTCATCGATCACCACCCCGCTCAAGTTTGCCCCGTGTTTGGTAGACGCCTCCGCCGAAATCACTTTGTAGGTGCTCGCGGTTGAGTGAACCACCATCGACCGCTTAAACATCTGCACTCGGTTCGCCATTTTCTGATTAGCTAAAACCATCTGCTTTGCAGTATCGAACACGATCGCGGCTTGCTCCGTATCCGCCGCCGCCGATATAACCTCCGCCGATGCCTCGGGAACCCATCCACGTAACTCCGAAGGGCTCGCTTCACCTTTTGGGTTCGATCCGTAGTCGATCCCGTCGGCATCCAAAAGGTAGAGCGCAAGCCCAGCACCTAGAGCGCTCTTTCCGTTCTTCCGTGGGATTTCGAGATACAGTGTTTTATACTTGCGGAGCCTAGTCTCTCGATGCTTCCATCCAAATAAGCGCCTGAGAATCTTTCTCTGCCACGGTTGCAGGATAAAGAGCTCCCCGGCTGAAGCCCCTTTTACGTGCTGAAGCTCACGCTCAAAAAACCGTACCACCCGAGCCGCCGCCTTTTTGTCAAAGTAGTATTCGGCGAACTCCTCTTTAAGTTGTCTAATCCTCTTCATCATAAGGATCTTCGGAATCGTACGAGTTTGGGTTCATCATAATTGCTACCATCCTGACTCGACTCGACGGGGTCATTCCGAACTCCTTTTCGAGCCTCAAGAGGCGATCCATCGCTTTGTCTCTGACGGATAGCCAGGGGTTAGGGAGGAAGTAAGCGAGCCGCCCCTCTTTATCCTTGATCGGGATTACATACTTTCCGGCAATCTCCCGATCCGCGTGTCGGTACTCTAAGAGAAGTTTAATGTACCTATAGAACGGTTCAACATCGACGGCGGTCATGAGGCCGCACGCGATAAGCTCTCGGCTTAGAGATCGGAAAACCGCGCGCCCCTCCTCGGGCAGATCGGAGGGTGGTTCGACCGTTGCCAATTTTCGAGGCTGCGGCTCGTTTTGATTGAGCGGACGGCGGGCAGGGTTGCCCTCTAGCAATCTTAACGCGGTCGGTTTTGGTGGTGGTCCTCTCAAGCCCATAAGTCAATAATTTTCGATCTGCCAGGATCTCGTAGGTAAAACCCGTACCCTATTTTTGGCCCCCCCCCCGGCCAAAACCTGCGACGGCGT